AATATGCTTTACCGTCATTTGTCTCGTGCTTAATTTGCTCTTTTTCAATATGAAGAGCTGAAGCCACACCAATTAATGTTTGTTCAGGTAATACATTTAGTTGTTCTGGGGTTAAACAGTCATTTAAATAAAATAAAATGTACCCGTCATTAAAAGCAGTGAACCAGAATATGTTCATACCTTGAGACATCATTCCATACAATGTATAAAAATGTTTGTTTTCAATAGCAATACCAGTATTTTCTCTTTCTCTAACATATAGTTCATTTGGAATTTCTACATAAACGTAGTATTCTTTGTCATCATAATCTTTACATAAAAATGAAACTGGAGCATTTTCTGATGCTACTTCAAATGTTTTAAATCATGGTCCTAAATACTCAGCAAATATCTTGGCTCTATCTTCGTTAGTAACTTTCATATTATTTTGCTAAATGCTGAAGGATTTTAATTGTTTTGTTAATAACATATTCATTAATTTCTGTTTTATCAACAACTCCAGCAATTTTTGATTCAAATTCAATACACACTTCATCTTCATCTAAAGTACGTTTACCATCATCAAAAATAACATTACGTAAATTTTGTATTGTTAATAATGTTTGTTCTAACGTGTTTTGTGTGTTTTTTGCTTTTTGATCACCTGATCGTTTTTCTAAATTAAAGAATTTTTCACCTGGAGTTCTATTAGATTGATTCTTCCAGAATTGAAATAATTTTACACTTTGTGATTCTGTAGGTGCTACTCCTTGAGTCCTGAGATAATCATAACATGTGCGAGCCATTTTTAAATTAGGCATGTCAATAATCATTTGCTCAAGTGTTTCTAGCCATTTGTCATTTGTTAAGTTTGTTGTTTTCATATGTGTTTTGTTTTCTTGTTTGTTATGTTACATGTCATGTCTTGAACCTGCAAGCAACTTATCAAGATAAGTTGTCTTGACGAGCGTGACATGCTTGTTCTTGCTTCCTGTTCCTGTCTTGTCATGTCATAAATATACGTTATCAAATGTGAGAATACAAGCTAAAGTAAGAAACTTTATAAACGTACGTGAAAACTTAGTAAATGTTTTTTATCAAACGTGCGATCTTAAATTCAGGTGCATATAGTTATATCTGATGAATGTTTTAACAGATAATGAAAAACGTGATTTTATCAACAGGGAAATAACTTTAGCTTATCCTAAGATGGTTAAAGATTCTATTCGTATCACAGGATACAATTCTGATATGTGGGAGGATTTATTACCGTTTTGTATTCACGAATTTCTAACAAAGAAATCAATTGACTATCAGTATAAAGTAGCTGTTACAGATAAGAAAATACTTAATTATATGGGACGTTCAATGTCTCTAAATTTAAAATCCAGCACATCACCGTTTTGGGGTCAATATAGAAGACAAATGTATAACAACAGAGGCATTTACTTAGCTGAATCAAGTAAAAGTTATATAGACGGTGAATATGATGAAATTAAATTAGAGGAAATAGATGAATTTGAATGTATGGTACAACAATTAGATAAATTAGACTTTTACCATAAAGCCATTATCACTGATTATTTTTTAAACAGTATGACCTATGCTCAGATAAATAAGAAATATGGTATATCCTTAATTCATTTAAAACGAGCAGTAGACAATGGATTAGAAATTATTAGAAACAAATGTAAAGCAATACTACAATGATATTATATTTTATATTAACCGCTACCTTAGCATCAGTCGCTACATTTTACGCTCCTATATTAGTAGCGTGTATAAAACGGTTTAAAACGCGTAAACAACGAAAATTAAATGAGCTCATACGAGCGGAAGTAGAACGACAACTAAAAGATATTATTAATGATTGAACTATTAGGATTAGCAGTATTGGCAGTAATGATAGCTGAATGGTTTCAGCCATTACAATGGATTAAAAATTATTTTAAATTATACAACTACAAAGCAACCAGTTGGTTATATTGTGTAAAATGTTGTTCTTTCTGGTTAGGATTAGTTGTTACACTTAGTTTGGCTAAAGCAGGAGTAGTTTGTATATTCGGATATACTATTAGTTATTTAATTGATTTAATGGATAAAAACAGATATGGCAAATAAAATTTATTACATCTACGAAATTTTTGGTAAAAAAATAGGTTGTACATCTAATATAGAACGCCGAATGATGCAACAAAAAGTTTATAATGGAAATTATGAAATATTAGAGGCATATACTGACCCTAATATAGCTTCTATTAGAGAAAAAGAACTACAAAGAGAGTATGGTTATAAAGTAGATAGAAGTTCATTTGCTCGTATGATGGAATGGCAATCTAAATTGGATAGAAAAGAAATAGCTTCTAAAATTGATTGGAAAACAGCTAAAGCAAAAGTTGATTGGAGTGCAGCTTTTAAAACACATAGAACTTCTAAAATGGATTATAAAAAAATAGGTGATGCTCAACGTGATAAACCTAAACATAGTCAAGAACATATTGAAAAAATGTATAAAGTAGTTAATCAATATGATTTAGAAGGTAATTTTATTAAACAATGGAATTCAGTTAAATCAGTTAAGGAACAATATAAAGGAGATATTGACGCTTGTTGCAGAGGTAAACAAAAAACATCAGCAGGATTTATTTGGAAATACGCAAATTAAAAATATATGATAAATTTTAATGAAAATTTAACCCAAGACCAGGCTCGTTATATAATAGAGGAAGTATTATCTAAAAGAGGATATCGTATTGATCGAACAACCTTAGGATGGTTTGAAAAAGCTCACAATCTTGCTTTTAAAGAGCAAGTTGGACAACCTAGTTGTAGTTGTGAAATGATTGCTACATACAATGTATGGAATTCACGCCTAAGTCAGTACGAACAACAAATTAGAGCTATTGCTTACCCTGTAATAGAAATTTTACCAAGTGAAATCATTGTTGAGGCAGTTACTGAAATTCAAACATTGCCTAATGAAATTAAAGTAAAAACAACTAAAGGTAGACCTAAAAAATAATGGCTAGGGAATACTATACTGGTAAATTATTTAATACTTATCTTAACAGTGAAGCTGCTTGGGAAATTATTGAATATAAAGCTATGGGGTATGATAAAGACATTGATACACTCTATCCAGAACATTTTAAAACAGAACAAAAACATACTGATTATAAACAATTCCTAGATACATTATTATTACCTAAGGAACAATATCATATATTTGATGATAAGTTAGATAATTATGTATTGACATCAAATGGTAGAATAATTAATGCTAAAACAAATACTCAAGTGTTTGTATACTTTAAACAACACTGTATAGTATGCCATATTAGAAACATTAAAATTGATTTAGCGACGGAGTTTATGAAATATGGATGGTCGTTTAATATAGACGATATTAGACGTACATACGACAAATATAAATGGAGATACCAATGGAAAGGAATAAGACATCATTACAAGAAGTAAAGTTTGTAGGACGATATGTATCATTGAAATATAGGATATACTTATATAATAATATACGATAATATGAAATCAAATAAATTTGAATATACAAAACACTTAAATGAATGTGTTGAATATATTATGACTAATTTAGCGGGATGGACAACATTCACTACTTGGGCAAGGGAGAAATATGACATTAATAACAAACACGCTAATACATTATGGAAAGAGTCGTGGAAAATAATTACTGAAGATATATCTCAAGAACGAGCATCACGTAAAGATTATTATATGCAAGAACTTGAACGTATTAAGATTCAAGCTGAAGCAGATAATAAATGGGGTGATTCATTAAAAGCTATACAAACACAGATTAAATTGGATGGCTTAGACATTCAACAAATTGAAGCTAAAATTGAAGGTAACATAAAATTAAATTGGGGAACTAGTTTAGATGGAGATACAATTATTTAGCCCACATAAAGGACAGAAAGCAATCATTGATGGGTTTGCTGATTCAGTACATAAGTTTGGAATAGTAGCAACTGGTAGGCAGTTCGGAAAATCATTATTGGCTCAAAATATGATGCTATATTGGTTGCTACAGAATCCAAATCAAAAAGGTGCTTGGATTACTCCTGTATACAATCAATGTAAGAAAATATTTGACGAATTAACTAATGCTGCTCATTCAATTATTAATAAACAAAATAAAGCAGACCTTACAATCACATTTCTTAATGGGTCTACTTTACAATTTTTATCTACTGACAACTATAATACCATTAGAGGTTTTAGTTTTAACTATATGGTACTTGACGAGGCTGCCTTTATAAAGCAAGATGCTATTGAACAAGCTGTATTACCCACATTAACTGCTATTGGTAAGAAATGTTTAATTATATCTACACCTAAAAGCAAGAACTGGTTCTATGAGTATTTCTTGCGAGGTAACACGTCTAATAACGTCTATATATCATTTAAAGGTATTAGTCGTGATAATCCATACGTTGATAAAGATTTTATTATAGAACAACATAAGTCATTACCTAAAGACATTTACTATCAAGAGTATTTAGCTGAATTTACAGATGCAGGTAATGATGTATTTACAAATTTAGATTTAGTATGTATATTAGATGAGTGGGGAATACCAACAAGAAGTGAACGCTATTATATTGGAGTTGACACTGGAATCACAAATGATTTTACAGTTTGCGCTATCCAAAGCGAATCGGGAAGAATCGAAAAAATTATTAGAACTAACGGACGCACATTTGAGGAAATTGGAAAGGATATCATATTTGAGTGCAATAAGTGGAATGTCGTGGGAGGATTTTGCGAAACAAATGGGATTGGATTAGCAATGTACGAACTATTAAAACCATATATTCGTAAACTAGTAGCATTTACTACTACTCAAGATAGTAAAACCAAAGGCGTCCGTAAGCTAATTTATGATATTCAGGAAGGTAAAGTTGAATTACCATCAAAACAATTAATGCCTGAGGTATTTAATGAAATGAGTGCTTATACATTTAAGTATGCTGCTAATGGTAATGTATCATTTACACATCCTCAGGGAATGCACGATGATGTAGTTGATGCTATTATGTTAGCTAATTTATCTCGTAATGAACACGCATTTACTAAATCAAAAATTTATATAGGAAACACAAATAAACAAAATAATAATCAATTATATGCCAATCGTATTTAAAACAGAAGAAGAGAGAAATCCAACACAACCAGTAGTTACACCTGAAATTATTAAAGCTAATAAAAAGTACAATACTGCAGAAACAATTAAAATTGAACCTAAAGACTACAGTAATGTAGAAATACCACCATATACACCTCCTGCAGATGCTAAATCAGGTATGTATGAGGAATTTGATATTGTAAGTGAAGATGATTTAACACAAACTCCATTTGCTGAAGGGGAAGAAGAAAAATTAGCACTTGACTTTATTCTAGAATTTGGTCTATACAATAAGTTCTTGTTATGGTGTGGAATTCAAGACCAGTTAAAGAAACTTAAGGATAGCTTGGATATTACAATAGAATAATGTATATTTATTGATGTTGGGTTTGAGTTTTTGCCATTTATTTGTTCCCAACGATTTTTGTTTCTGTATGGTGTGTAGTGAGGGGGTCCGCAGTATTTGCTTTAGTCTTTCATAATTTATTCCCCCTCACACCATATTTAATTCTTGTAATGCTTTCGAGAAAACAGCACTATAACTACTTAACACAACCTACATTTGAACCCTCCGTAAAAAAGAGGGTTCTTTTGTTTGGCTATTCTGAAATGTGATGTTATATTAACATTATAAGAAAAAATAAGTTATGTACAGAACACAATTAGTTACAACCAAAGGAGAAGTAATCAGAACATTTACTTCTAAGTCACGTCCAGCAACTCAATCCTATTCAACAATGGGAGGTGTAGAAATCACTTACACTGACAGTGAAACAAGTTTTGCCATTATTGGTAACTTTAATGTCATTGTAGAAAAAATAGATAATCCAGAAACTGTTTAAATTGCTCTAACTTAATAACAGCAATCGAACCCCGAAAGGGGTTCTTTTGTATTTTAGAATCAAAAAGCTTACAGCCACATATTTATTACTGATGCAAATAACAACAAATATACCTGATTATTTTAATGTCAAGCATTATAAGCAGTTTAGTGTCCTAAAATCATTAGATGAAATGGAACAAAGACTACACGTTATAACAACACTAACTGGTGAATCAATGCAAACGGTGAAGCAATGGCCGATACCGTTTATTATACAACTATATGCGCGTTTAAACGAACTTATAGCTAATGTTGAACCTGAATTTTATCCTGTTATTGAATGGGAAGGAGTTCAATATGGTTATAGACCAATGCATAAAATGAATTTAGATGAGTATGTTGACATTGATATGTTAATTAAAGATACTGATAGAAACATAAATAACATTTTAGCTATCTTGTATCGTCCAATTACTAAAAATAACTTAAATTCAAGTAAATGGATCACTAAGCAAACAATTAAAGTACTTCAGGGACAAGTTGAAAATGGATTTGATTATTATGATATAGAAAAATACGATAACGTTAAACGTGAACAAGTAGCATCACAATATGATAATTTTCCAGCATCAGTAGCGTTAGGCGCTTTGGGTTTTTTTTTAGGCAGCAATCACTTATTATCAAAAAATACGGAGTCCTCTTCCCTACAATGGGAGTTAATGATGAACGAAGTGACGAAGAAAAACTCGAAGATTCAAAAAGCCTTGTCTCGCATTACGGTTGGTTATATATCCTCAATGAACTTGCTAAGAACCCCATCTTACAAATCACTGGAGACAAGTGTATAACTGATTTAAATACAATATTTGCCCTTGATTATTTATCAATGATAACCGAGATTAATTTAGAACAAAATGAACAACTTAGAAAACAACAACAACGAATTAACTAACTTTCAAGAAGAAGTAGTTAAAAAAGTTAATAGAAAAGCATTTGGCGCTACTGAACCTGAATTAACAGAATTAGAAGCATCAATTCAAGCACGTAAACACGATTTAAACTTTCCTGCATTACAGGCTATGTTTGAATTAAATGAAACTGAATTACAAACAATATTAGATAAACTTCCTCCAACTAAGGATTGCAACTGTTAATTATGAGCGATTTTCCTACCTACCAATACATTGTAGAACAATTTAGAACTGCCTGTGCCCAACATTTAGCTATTAATGAATTTGGTGAAGGTAGTATTGATCGATTAGATTCATTAAATCAGAATGTAAAATATCCTTTAGCATTCTTAAGACCAATTCAATCAAATGGTATTACATTAAATGCTAATGGAGTATCAGGTGCCAGAACACTTAATTTTGAATTCTATATGATGGATGTTCCTCAATTAACTGATACTGATGTATTACAATTACAATCTAATTGTGAAATTTATCTATATGACATTATAGCTTACTTTAACTTAGGATCATATCAACAATCAGAATTCATTACATTAAACAGTATTAGTCCATTATATGAGGCTTTTAATGATCGTGTTTGTGGTTGGGTTGGTAATATAACAGTTAACACACAAGCAACACTTGATTTCTGTAACTTTCCTAAATTATAATTATGGCACAAACACCTTTGAATCAAGCAATACAGCAAGTTGGTAATCAGATCGTAGATCAGATGAAAGCTAATTTGCAACGTAATAATAATGATAACACTGGTATGTTAGCTAATTCAATTGAAGCAACAGTTGAAGGTGATAGATTAGTCATTAGTATGCTTGATTATGGTAAATGGGTTAATGATGGAGCAGAACGTGGTCCTGGAAGAGTACCTCCAATTAAAGCAATTAGATTCTGGATTGCTAAAAATGGTATTACACCTAGAGGAGGTATTACAGCAAAACAATTACCTTATGTTATTCAACGTTCTATAGGTAAACGAGGACAAACAAGAAGACAAGCATTTCCATTTATTGAACCTGCTATCACTACAGTATTAAGTAAAGATTTAACAGGTATATTTGGTAAAGCAATAGACACAATAGCAAAACAAATTTTAAAATAAAATGAGTATTACAATTCAACAATACGCAGCCCAATTAAATTTAGCAAACAGTGATATGCTGTGGGAAGTTACATCTAACTCCTCATCAGCAGCTCAATACCAATATGTTTGTGCTTTAAAAGATGGCTGTGGAACAACATTAACAACAATAAAACAACAACCTAACCCAAGCTATAAAGGTGTATTTAACTTAGGACGTATTGTAAGACAATACTTAGATTATGATACAGATAATTTCAGTATGGGTGCTGATGGTTTATTTTATAAGAATACTAATGCTGCTAAATACTTTAAAGTAGCGTTTGGTGAAGAATATGGAACATCACCTTCATCATCTGTTACAGCATATACTGGTGTAGGTGCAACTACAGGTTCTGCTTCTGTTACTGGTTCAATTCCTTATTATTTTTTAATTAATGGAGTTGTTGATCCTAATAGTGGTGTTTGGAATTGGAATACAAGTTCATTTTATGATCCTCAAACTACACCATCATCTGCTTCATTTACTAAAAATGTAGCATTAACAGATGCGAGTAGAACACAGTCAGCAAGACCGACAGATTACCTTACTATAGGCGTTATAAACGGAGCACTTAATGGAAGCACATCAAGCGCACAAGACATTTATGCCCTTGATTTAAACGTATATTATACGGGTGCTTTAGCATATACTCAATCATTGTTCAATACAAGTGTTAATACTGCCTCTTATTATGGAGGACCAAGAACAGCAACTACCCAATTATGGTCAGCTGTATCAACAGTACAAACTTGTTCTATAAATTCAGGTTCACAATCATCAGGTTCATTCTTATTGTATGCTGGTATTGGACCTCAAAATATTACTAATAATGGTAACTTTAATTTCAGTACTCAAAACTGGGATTATTATACTATTACTTTAAGACCACAACAAGCATCTAACACAATTAACACAAGTGCAAGTTGGGATTCATTTACAATTACTAAACAAGATCCTAATTGTGGATATGAGGGAGTGAGATTTGCTTGGATTAATGATTATGGAGTGTGGGATTGGTTTAATTTCACTTTACAATCAGATAAAAATACTAATTTAGATAAAGGTATATACAAGCAAACATTTGTTGATTATAGTACAACAACTAACGCAGTTGACTACAATATACGCAGACGAGGAAATAATGCGTATTACACGAATATAAACGAGAATTTTACAGCTAATAGTGACTGGTTGACACAAGCAGAAGCTGATTATTTAGAACCATTATTTTATTCACCAAACGTGTATATACAAGATGGATTTAATATGTTACCTGTTATTATCACTGATTCACAGTTTACAAGTAAACGAAATCCTCGTACACAAAAGAATTTCCAATATACAATTAATTATACATTAGCAAATACTAAGAGAAGCAGATAATGGCTACACAGTATCAAGTAATATTAAGAGCTATAAATGATGATCAAGAGAAATTTGATCTTGAGTTAACAAATGATCCTCAATTTTTAGTAGATATCTCAGCTATTCAGTCTGATGATATAGGGAAAATTTATGGAATATCATCTCAGGAATTTGCTTTGCCTGGCACTGATGTTAATAACCAATTTTTTAATAACTTATTTGATTTAGGTACTACTCCAGCAATTGGATTAACACATACAGTACCTTGTCAAGTATTAGTTGATGGTCAAGCTGTATATACAGGCAAATTATACTTAAACAACATTATCACAGATCAATACAATGATGTAATTTACAATTGTGCTGTAGTAAATGAAACAGTTGATTTTAGAACTCAAATTGATACTCGTGCATTAGCTGATTTAGACTGGAGTGCTTATAATCATACTTCAAGTTGGACTGCTATTTCACAATCGTGGAATGATCAATTAGTTAATGGAAATATTTTATACCCATTAGTTCATTATGGTAAAGATCCTAACTATACATCTTCAGCAAACATTGAATTTGGAGGAGGTACTTTCCAGATTGACAATATTAATTATCCTTTAAGACCACAAGATTTAAAACCAGCTATTAGAGCTAAAGCAGTAATAGACACTATTTTTGATACTGT